GGCAGAGAAACCTGACATCCTCGTGCTTGACATGGGAGATAAGTTTGCAACTACAGCAGGTTTCTCTCGACAAGATGAAGCACTAAAGGCAAATGCAATATATGCAAGACAGATAGCTAAGACTTATAACTGTGCAGTATTGTATATGTCTCAACTTTCTGCTGAAGCAGAGGGTAAGATTGTATTGAACCAAGCTATGATGGAAGGTAGTCGTACAGGAAAAGCTGCAGAAGCTGACCTAATGATTTTGATTGCCAAGAACCCTGTAGTAGAGGGTCAAGATGAAGAAGATTCGCAACGACACTTGAATGTTGTGAAGAATAAACTGTCAGGTTGGCATGGCACAGTTCATTGTGAGCTTGACTATATGACAGCGAGGTATGAAGCATGAAGCTAACACTAGATGTAGAGAATACTGTTACTCATAGGGGTGGTAAGTTACACCTTGACCCATTCGAGACGGATAATAAATTAGTTATGGTTGGATGTTTGACAGATTCTAATGAAGAATACCTATTCAATATGGATGATGGTGTATCCCATAAAGAGGAGATACAAAAGTTACTAGACGAAGCTACTATATTAATAGGACATAACATAGTACACGATTTACTGTGGTTATGGGAGTGTGACTTTACATATGATGGCTCAGTATTTGATACGATGCTAGGAGAATACGTCTGCCAACGTGGGCAGAAACAACCCCTATCACTTGAAGCCTGTGCTAATAGATATGATTTAGCCACCAAGAAGCAAGACACTATGAAAGAATACTTCAAGAACCATGTTCCTGTAGACGAGATACCTAGGGATGAATTGTCTGAGTATCTATCTGCTGACCTACACTCAACGCAACAATTATCAGACGTTATATATAGAAGACTTAACACAAAAGAGTACTCAGGTCTTATGGACACAGTGTTGCTGACTAACAAGGTAGCACTTACATTGGCTCGTATATATCAGAATGGTTTTAGTGTTGACATAGATAAGTTGAATGAAGTTAAGGAAGAGTTTGAGCAAGAGAAGTCTGACATAGAGAAGAGACTTAACAGGCAGGTGACTAACCTTATGGGTGATACACCAATCAATCTCAATAGCCCTGAGCAAATGTCTTGGGTTATCTATAGCAGAAAGCCCTTAGATAAATCTATGTGGGCTAATAGCTTTACTCCTTACATGGATAAGGCAGACTACAAGCAGACTGTTGCTACTAAATCTACAGTAGTATACAAAACTAAGGCAGAGATGTGTAACACCTGTTCAGGCACAGGCTATGTAAGAAAGGTAAGAAAGAATGGAACTCCTTTTGCTGTCGCAAATAGATGCGATAACTGCGATAGTGTTGGTTATTTGTTTCTCCCTGATAGAATGGTACTAGCAGGATTAAGATTCAATGCACCGACTGCTAAGTGGGTTAGTGCTAATGGCTTCAGTGTCAACAAGACTAATCTCTCTATGTTACAGAGTATTGCTAAACAAAAAGGTATGACAGATGCAGTCAACTTCTTATCAGATTTACAGAGACTATCAGCACTTGATACGTACCTGTCATCTTTTGTTGAGGGTATCAATACATTCATAAAGCCTGATGGTAAACTTCATGTTAGATTATTACAACATAGAACATCTACAGGTAGGTTTAGTGGTGCTGACCCCAACATGCAGAATATGCCTAGGGGTGGTACATTTCCTGTTAAGAAAGTATTTGTATCACGTTGGGAGGGTGGTCACGTACTAGAAGCTGACTTTGCTCAGTTAGAGTTCAGAGCTGCGGCATTTTTATCACAAGACGGAGTTGCTATTGAAGAAGTTACTACAGGGTTCGATGTTCACTCGTATACGTCTAAAGTTATTACAGATGCAGGTCAACCGACTTCTCGCCAAGATGCAAAAGCACACACGTTTGCACCGTTGTATGGAGCAACCGGGTTTGGAAGAAGCAAAGCAGAGGCTGCATACTATGCACACTTTACAGAAAAGTATAAGGGAATCAAAGCTTGGCATACCAGATTGGCTAAAGAAGTTTTAACTACAGGTATGATAACTACACCATCAGGTAGGGAGTTTGCCTTTCCTGATGTACAAAGACTTATGTCTGGCAAGATCACTAGCTTTACACAGATAAAGAATTACCCTGTGCAATCTTTTGCTACTGCTGACATAGTACCTCTAATACTTATGTATATAGAGAAACAACTAGAACAACATCACTCTTGTATAGTAAATAGTGTACACGATTCTATTGTGGTAGACGTACATCCTAACGAGGAGATTGTTGTTCTTAATATTATAAAGACAACTAATGATAATATGATTGATATGATACAAAATCAGTTTAGAATAGAGTTCAATGTACCTTTATTATTAGAAGCTAAAATAGGCGATAACTGGCTTGACACTAAAGATGTGGCATGATATAACTAGGATTCTTTAAGCTCAATGAAAGGAGTAATTATGAATGAATTAATAAATATAAATACAGATAGCTATGCAGATTTAGCTAAAGCTATGGGAATAGCTACAGAGGTATCTGCAAAGCCAAAGAAGTCTGGCAATCTAAATAGACTTAGAATATGGCATAGCCCTATGATGGGTCAAGCTGAAGTAAATGGTAAGATGGCTAACGTAGAAGTCATTGAGGGTGGAGCATATAGATTAGAGGTAGTTGAAGAGTCAGGCTCTACATTCTACTACGCTAAGAATATAAGTATTCGCCCATTTATGCAGAGATTTATGTTAAGAAGATACATAGCTAATTTGGGTGCAAAAGCAGGTGAACCAAAAGGTATGTTCCATAGAACAATAATGTCTGACAATCTAAATGGAGACTTAAAGGATAACACAGGAAGATTTAACTGTGGTAAGCCTTCAGGTTATATAGAAGACTTCAAGGCTCTAGCACCAGACATGCAAGACTTAATCAGACAGATTAAACGTGTGCGTGTTATATTTGGTATAGTTACTTTAGACGAGCCTACTAATGAAAAGGGTGAAGCTGTAGCATTAGGAGATGTACCTTTTATATGGGAGATAGATAACAAGGATGCTTTCAAGACATTAGGTGAGCAGTTCAACTCCTATGTTAAGAAGTCTAGGTTGCCTATACAGCACTTGATACATCTTAATGGTACTAAAGCTAATGAGTTACCTAATGGTAGTCACTTCTATACACCAATAGCTGAAGTAGACTTTGGTGAATCCTTTGATGTTACAGAGGCAGATCAAAAGTTATTTGGAGACTTTATTGAGTGGATAAAGAACTTCAATGATTACATCTGTAAAGAGTGGGAAGAGAAGGTGGAGACTAGGCAGAATCCTATTACTCCAGAAGAAGTTGAGACTGTTGAATCTTTTATTGATATAGAAGGGAATAACTAATGAATCATCTCGCTGAACTGAAGTTGCATCAATACATGACTGATGCAGTAAACGGTAAGTCTACTATGTCTGAAGATGTTATTAACCAAGTAGCAGATGATGTAAAAGATTCTCTGCAACGACAGTTTGGTGGGAAGGTCAAGAGAGGAGACTTTAGACTACGTATGTCTAATATAGGCAGACCCACTTGCCAACTATGGTATGATAAGAATAAACCTAAGACAGCTTTACCTAAGTCAAATAACTTTATGATGAACATGATGTTAGGAGACATAGTTGAGGCTGTTTTCAAGGGGTTATTAAGAGGGGCAGGAGTTAAGTATGAAAACTCTGAGACTGTAAGCTTACAATGTAAGGATACAAAAGTATCAGGTTCTTATGACTTAGTTATAGATGGAGCATTAGATGATGTAAAGTCAGCCTCTGATTGGTCATACAAGAATAAGTTTGAATCATATGATACTTTGAGTGATGGTGATGGGTTTGGTTACATAGGACAACTTGCTGGATATGCAAAAGCATCAGGCAAGAGAGTTGGTGGTTGGTGGGTTGTCAACAAAGCCAATGGTCATTTTAAGTATGTGCCTGCTACAGGTCTTGACCTAGATAAAGAGATTGATAAAATAGAAGATACGGTTGCTACTGTTAACAAGAACGAGTTTGAGAGATGCTTTGAACCTGAGATAGAAACATTCAGAGGTAAAGTCACAGGTAATACTGTCTTAAATAAAGGCTGTACATTCTGTGATTACAGATATGACTGTTGGGATTTAACTGATAAACCTGCCGTCATGTCTCAAGCAAAGATGCCTAAGATGGTATCCTACATTTCTCTTGCTGAGGGTTTTTAATGGCACTACACAAGATAACTAAGGAAGCCT